GTACTAGATACTGTTTATTCTGGTAAGAAAAATATAATAAAAATATCTACTATGAATAGTTTTTTAGAGCTTTCAAAAGAACATATGGTAATGGTTTTTGAAAATAATAATTTTTGCTATAAAAATGTTGCTGATTTAAAAATAAAAGATTATTTAGTAATAAATAATGATGCAAGAGAACATGGTGAAATTTATAAAATAAATAAATTTTTTGATAATGAGTTGGGAAGTAAAAACGGATGGAGAAATAAAGGCGGTGATATACCAGAGTTTGTCAATGAAGAATTTGCTTCTCTTTTTGGATATTTAACAGGTGATGGGTGGATACCAACAACTAATCAAATAATAGGTTTAGCTCTAGGAGTTGATGAAGAAATAAATGAAAAATATCTTAATATTATAGGGAAATATTGTGAAGGTAAAATAAAAATAGTTGAAAATAAATCAAAAACTTCAAAAGCTTCCTCTAAACAAGCTATTGTTCATTCAAAATTTTTAAGAAATGTATTAATAAATATGGATTTAAAACAAGGATGTGATAATAAAATAATACCAGATTGGGTTATCAATGCTCCTTCTAATATTAAAAAAGCTTTTATTATTGGTTTGATAGATTCAGACGGTAGTGTGAATGTTGATAAATGGAACTGTAGTCGATATCAACTAGAATTAACTAGTAAGAAAATTCTTAGACAATTTAAAGGACTATTAGATGATTTAAATATTAAAGCAAGTCATGTTAAAAGTAGACAAAGAGATATTACTGAGATATGTGGAATAAAATTAAAAAAGAAATCTAAAAAATCTTATTATATTTATTTTTATGAAAGTACTATTAGGCAATTAAAATATTGTGATAATATTAATAGAAAAACAGATAATTATATAATTGAACCTATTAGAAAAATAGAACTATTAGATGAGTTAGCTGATGTATATGATATACATGTAGAAAATGAAAATCATAATTTTGTTGCTAATAATATAGTGGTTCATAACTCCTTACTCGAAGCAGCTGCTAAAGTTGTTAGACAATTAAACTTATTAGAGGATTCAATTGTAACTTACAGATATTCAAGAGCTTCTGAAAAACGTGTTTGGAATATTGACTGCGGAGAATTAGGCCCAGATGAAGCAATGTCTTTCGTTGAAAGAGTTAAAAATAATCTTAGAAAAAAACCTAAGTTTAATCCAAGAACTGGTACACTTGATTTCCAATATGACCCGCAATCCGTGACTGAAGATTTTTTTATCCCGATAAGGACTGGAATGACAAATAACTCTGTTACTACATTGCCAGGTGCTACAAACCTTGGAGAGATAAATGATATTCTTTATTACAAGAAAAAGTTAATGCAAGCACTTAAGATTCCTATGGCGTTTATGGGAGAAGAGGGACTGTCATATGCTAAATCTAATTTAGCACTTATTGATGTTCGTTTTGCAAGATTTGTGGAAAGGATACAAAGGTATTTTGAGAAAGGATTAGAGAAGATAGCTATTGTCCATCTTTCACTTAAAGGTTTTTCTGTTGAAGAGATAAAATCATTTCATATTAAAATGACACCTGCTTCAAATGTTCGAGAGAAGACGATGCTTGAGAATATGAACGAGAAGTTTACAGTTATGGCATCTGCAAAAGGTTTAGAAATATTTCCTAATACTTGGATTTTATCTGAGATATGGGGAGCAAGTGAAGAAGAAACTGAAAATATTATTAAGATGATGAATATGCAAAAAGCTGGTGGAGAAGCCGCTGCTGGTGGCGGTGGCGGTGGCGGAGGAGCTTTAGGTGGTGGAGACTTAGGAGCCGAGATGCCAATGCCAATGCCAGATTCTGGTGCTGAAGCAGGAGCTGAAGCAGGTGGAATGGAAGCAGGAGCAGGAGCTGAAGTAGGTGGAATGGAAACTGGAGCAGAAGCTGGTGGAGCAGAAGTCCCAGGTGGAGAAGGTGGAGGAGAGCCGTCTATGGAATCAGAAGCATTAAGCATTGAAGAAAATAAAACAATTATTAAATTAAGAGAAGAACTTAAGATATTAAAAGCAGAGAAAGATAAGCTTTCATATCAGAAAAAAGAGTTTAAGAAAGAGGCAATTAAAATAATTAGTGAAAATAGTAAGTTAAAAACGAAAGAAAAGCTGGAAAATGACTTTAAATTGCAATTAAAATTATTATATGAACAAAAATATGCAAAAAAAACTGAAAAAGAAAAAGATAAAGTAATAAACTCTTTAAGAGAATTTAAGATTTTTGGTGAATTAGATGGGTTAGAACCTGTTAATAAAAAGCCAGAAAAAGTATTAGTAGAAGATGGGAATAAGTCAGATGACTCTTTATCTTTTTTAAGTACTAAGATTAAAAATAGAACAAGAACTCCTGGAGGAACCAAGTGAAATTAACTGAAAAAAACTTTATAGAACTGCTAAGAAAATCAGACAGCTTTACAATTAAGGAAGCGTTTTCTAAAGTAAAGAATGCAGAGCCAATTGCGATATTTGAAAGCGATAAATCTCTCGTTTTAAAAGATACGAATAGTAAACAATTTTATTATGCTTCATATACTTTGGATGAAGGATTCGTTAATCTTACAGACATAGAACCTTTTGATTTTGAAGAAATGGATTATAAGAAAGTTATTAAAGAAAACATTGAAGATATTTTTTCTTCTAATTCAGACAAAAGCTTATCAGCTTTAAAGAAATCTATTAGAGAGATTATCTATGAAAATTCTCTTGCAAAAGATAAGATAGATTCTAAAATAAATGATTTAATGAAAGAGGAACACATTACTTATATTAATAAACCTAAGTTTGTGTTTAAGAAAGCTGATGAAGCAAAAGCAAAGATAAATAAGTTGAAAGAAAGTGATTATTTCAAACAATTTGCTGTGCAAGTTGAGAAGAAAAATCTTACACCTCTTGTTCTTGAACAGATGAATTGGGAAAAAGATTCTGCAAAACTTTTTAGAAATAAAATTAATTATAAAGAAGATAAAGTTATTTCAGAAGGAACTAAATATTCTTTAAAAGGACTTAAAAAAGCTCAGATTACTGCTAAAGGATATTGGAAAGATGTTACCTTCCGAAAACGACTTAAAGAAGCAATTAATGATGAGAAAATGGTAGCACCGTTTCTTGGAAGATATAAGAACATGACTCTTCTTGGAGAAGAGGCTTTGATTGAAAGTCTTTCTAAAGCATTGTTAGCTATAAGTGAAAGTAACAAAATTGATTCTAAACTTAAATCATTAATGGAAAGTATTAAAAAAAATAAAAACATGATTACTTGGGGTAAATTAACTGAAGCTCCTCTACCAGGTGGAGAAGCTATGCCAGCAAGTCCAGAAGCTGCTGATACAATGGGTGCTGATGCAATGGGTACTGAAACAGGGACAACTGCTCCAGAAGCTGTTGAGCCACCCACAGATGAAGCAGAATTACCAGAAGAACCAACCGATGAAACTGCTGGTCTTGGAACAGAAGAAGACCTTGCAACTGAATCATCTAAAGAAGTAGCAATTATAAATGCTTTACTTGGTACTATCGAAGAAATATTCTGGAATGGTAATCAAGAAAATAAAGAACTAGCTAATCTCATTAAAGAACTTAGAGATATGAGAGAAGGTGGTGAGTTTGATGAAAACAGATTGGAAGAAATATTTAAAGATTTGTTTTCTGTAACACAACAAATACAAACAGCTGGTGGTGAAGAAGAAGTTGGTGAAGAAGAACTTGCTCCAACTGATGAACTACCGGTAGAAGGTGCTCCAGGTGAAGTACCCGCAACGCCAGAAGTCCCAGCTGCAGAGCCATCACCATTAGAAAATTATTAATAAGGAGAAATAATGAGTAATTTAAATGAATACCTTGAAAAGATTTTTGTAACAGAGGAAAAAGAAGAAAGTACAAACTTAGGAGCTGATAGCGGTCCAAGTGAAGAACCAGATAAACCTAAAAAATCTAAAAATACTTTTAAAAAGATGGATGCTTTAAAAGCAGAAGTTGTTAAAATGCTTGATGATTGTGACTATAAAGGACTTGAAAAAGTTAAGAAATGTTGCGAGAAATGTATAGACAAAGACGATGAAGACGAAAAAGCTGAAGATAAAAAAGAAGAAAAAGCTGAAGAAAAGAAAGAAGACAAGAAAGAAGTAAAAGAAAGTTTAGATTTAGCTAAAAAAGAACTTTTGACTTTGAAAGAAGAGCTTAAGAAAAAGAAAGAAACAGCTGAGAAAGAAAAAGTTGATAAACCATTAACTGAATCAGAAGAGAAAGTTGCTAAAGAAGCTAAGGATTTAAAAAGAATCCAACATTTAGCTGGCGTTTAAGTTAAGGAGTGTCCATGAGGAAAGAACTATTAAAGCAGTCAATTGATTACGATTATCAAATTTTAAACGAAGACATTGACATAAACGGCGTTAAGACAAAAAGACTTCGTGGACCACTTAGTGAAGGCGATATCGAAAATAGAAATAATCGAGTTTATCCTAAATATCTTTTAGAAAGAGAAGTAGAAAGATTACTACCAGATATTAAAGCTAGACAAGTTATAGGTGAATTAGACCATCCAGATGATTTAAAAATACATCTAGATAGAGTTTCTCATGTTATTACTGAAGCCACTTGGGAAGGTAATAAATTAATGGGAACAATAGAAATTCTTCCACATACAACTGCTGGTAAAAATCTTTTAGGATTAGTTCAATCTGGAATTAGATTAGGTATTTCTTCTAGGGGAATGGGTTCAGTTAGACAACAAGCAAATGGAAAAAATGTTGTACAAGAAGATTTACGTTTGATTACTTGGGATGTAGTTGCACAACCATCTAATTACTCATCATGGCTTTCTTTAACAGAAAGTGCCAATCCTATCTATCTAGATGATATCGGATATATAGGTGAAAATGTAGAACCAAAGCAATTAGTAAACATTGAGCATATCCTAAGAGGTAAATCTCAAATTTCATTAGTTGGATTTAATTTAGACCAAATTTTAAGAAATGGTTTAAAAAAAAATAATTAAAACAAAGTTAAATAGTAATTTACAGGAGAATTTATGCTTTACAACCAAAAACGACTTAAGACACTTCAGACAAAACTTTTTGAAAATATCGAAGATATGGAAGATGAAAAACCTATGCCAGGATTCGATGAGAATGGCGAGGATATGGAAGAAGAAGATTATGACATTGATATGGATAAGTCTGATGATATGAACGATGATATGGATAAAGAAGAAACTCCAGAATCTGATTTAGAAGCAAGAATAGCATCTCTTGAAGAAAAGATTTTATCTTTAGAATCTAAGCTAAACGATGTCGAAGAAGAAGAATCTGAAGAAGAAAACGAAGAAGAATCAGAAGATAAAGCTGATGAATACGAAGATGAAGAAGATATCGAAGACGAAGAAGATGAAAACGTTGACGATGAAGAAATTGAATTATAAATAAAAAAATAAAAAAATCTTTATTAAATTAAAGATAATTGTAATAACGTCTAGGAGGACAAAGTGAGTCTTTTACAAAATATAAAGCTATCTGAAGCTGAAGAAACAGAATTTAATCAAAGATTATCAGAGTGGCGAGAAAATACTAAAGCTGAAATTAAATCTGAACTTGAAAAACAGTTTAAGGATAAAGGTAGTCGAATTACCGAAGACGGTGACCTTGATTTAACAGAAGAAGAAAGTGCTATTCTTAAAGCACAACTTGTTGAATGGAAAGAAAAGATAAAAGAAGAAACTGAAGAATCTCTCGGTGACAAATTTTATCAAGCCTATAAAAAAGGTGAAGATAAGTTGAAAAAATCTTATTCTGAAAAATTCATTAAAACTCTAAAAGAAATGTATGAAGAAGTAGAAGTTTCTGTTAGAGAAAAACTACAAGAAAGTTCAGAATTTAAAGCCTTTACTGCAATTAAAAAATCAATTGCTCCTTTTATTATTGAAGGCGAATATTCAGATTCAGTTCTAGAAGATACAACTAAACTTAAAGCTATCATCAAAGAACAATCTCAAAAACTTGAAGATATTAAAATCAAAACAAAGCTAGACCAACTTACAGAAGGTATGCCTGCTGATTTTAAAAATGATTTTATCGAAAGTCTAGGTGCTTTCAGTACCGAAGATGAACTTATTGAAAAGTTCCAAAAACAAATCAATTTAGTAAAGAACGTGAAATCTACTGTTATCAGTGAGATGGAAGACGTTCAAAAGATTTCAAAAGTCGAGACAGTAAAAGAACCAGAGGTGAAAGAAACTCCTGCTCCTATTAAGGAAGAAGAAGTTATTGCACCAAAAGTAGTTACACCCGAAGCAAAACCTAAAACTGAAGCCCCTAAAGCTCCAGAAAAAAAAGTTATAGTTGAAAGTGCACCTATTGTCGAAGAGGACCTAGAAGATAAAATAGACTATGATGTTCTTACAGAAGAATTCAAGCGAAAAGAAAAAAAGCATGATTCCCTTCAAAGAATGCGAGAACTTGCTGGTCTAATATAAAAAATATTATATTAACAATCGGAGGAAAATATGTTAAATAATGTAGCTGACAAATCTAGAGAATTTAATTCTTTAGCCGAACAGTATGAATCTAAATGGGCCCCACTCTTAGGTGAAAGCTTAAGCGGTTATGAAAGAAGTGTCTGTTCTATTCTTTTAGAAAACCAATTGGATTATATCGATTCACATCGAGGAATGTTAACAGAAGCAACTGTATCTGGTGACGTTGCTGGTCCAGAACGAATCCTACTTCCAATAGTAAGACGTTTCTATCCATCACTCGTATCAAACAAACTAGTAGGTGTTCAACCAATGACCACACCTTCTTCTCTTGTTTTTTACCTACGTTACTTTTATAGCAACAACAAAGGTGCTACGAATTCAGGTGATGAATTCTTGGGCATCCCTGGTCAACCAGGTCCAAACGCTTGGGGTTATGACCCCTATTACTCAAGTTCAGAACTAGAACTGACTGTAACAGGTCTTGCTCTTAGCTCTGGAACTACTTATACTGGTACAGTATCTGCTGCTCAACTTGCTAATAACGCAACTTGGCTAAATCAGCTTGGAACTACTAACGTAGTTACTTCTACTGGTTGGGCTGGTTATGTTGTTTCTAAACAAGCTGCTGGTGCTACTAACGTTACAGGTAGCGTTGATTACAAAACAGATATTACATCTATTTCTATCAACAAAACTTCAGGTGCCGTTACTATCGTTTTCGCTGCCGCTCTTTCAGGTTCTCCTGTTTCTAGCGAAATCAGCGTTTACGTTGATGGAGACTTTGAGTTCCGTGAAGACCTACCAGAAGTTGACCTTCGTATCCTTTCAGAAAGCGTAGTTGCTAAAACTCGTAAACTGAAAACAAAATGGTCAAACGAAGCTGAACAAGATATGAAAATCATTCACAATATCGATGCCGAGAAAGAACTCGTTTCTCTTCTCTCCAACGAGATTGCTCTTGAAATTGACCGAGAAATTCTTCGTGACCTTCTCCTTCAATCATATCATAAACAAGTTTTCGCTTTTGACTCAGTAGGTCAAACTTTCGATTACATGAACCCCAATAAGGCTCTTGCTGACCGAATCGTTCAACTCTGTAACGAAATTTACAGATACACAAAACTTGGTGTGGCCAACTGGATTGTTACTTCTCCTGACGTTGCAGCTAAACTTGAAACTGTAAAAGGTTTTGAGCCATCTAGCTCCGGTGAAGGTGATAATAACAATACTGAGTTCGGTATTGCTTATGCAGGTAAGCTCAATGGAAAAATCAGTGTATACAAAGATGCAATCTTCCCAAAAGGAAAAGTGCTCGTTGGTTATAAAGGTCAAAACTTTATGCAGTCTGGTTATTTCTATGCACCTTATGTGCCTATCCAAATGACTCCAACAATTATAGACCCAGAGGACTTTACTCCAAGGAAAGGACTTATGACTCGATACGGTAAAATCCTTGTCGATGGGGGCCAATACAACTATGGCCAATTAGTCGTGAAGAACTTAGTTTAATAAACTAGTACTATAACTAAACCAAAGGGCGTTTGTCAGATATTAATTTATTTGACAAACGCCCTTTTTTATTATATACTATGTAAGGCGAGCGTAATATTATGATAAAGAATGAAAAAACATTAAGTGGAAAATTAGTTATAACTTTAAAAAAAGGTTCTCATGAAAAAGTTCTAGTTCATTGTGATATGTGTAATATAGAATTAGGTTGGCTTACTTATAGTGGAATAGCAGTAAGAAAAGATGGACACTATTGTAGGTCTTGTGCTAGAAGAAAAATACTTGGATTTGACTTTCCAGTATTAAGGATAGAAAAGGGAATAAAGTATAGACATTGTACACACTGTAATAGTTTTAAAGAAGATGTTTCTATAAATTTCTTCAATAGTGAAAGTAATAAGCATATTTGTAAAGAATGTCGTATACAGCAAAATAAGAAATGGATAAATATAAATAAAGAATATTTTATAGAAAGATGTAGGAGAAATAATTCTAGAGAACATAATAAGAAAGCTAGAAAAGAATATGAAAAAACAGCAGAAGGAAAAGCTGCAAAGAAAAAGTATAAACAATCTGAAAAGGGTAAGTCTGGAAATATAAAATATAAACAATCACCTTTAGGAAAAGCAGCTGCTCATCGTGATGCAGCTAGACGAAGAATTGCATTAAGTAAAGCTACTCCAATGACAGCTGATATGGAATTAATTCTTAGAGAAGAGATACGTCAGTTACATGGAGGAGAATACCGATGCCTTATTTGTGGTAAACTTATGAAAGAGGGTGGCAGGGAGCCAAATAGTGAGAGCTGGGAACACTTTATACCGCTTAAACTGATAGAAGATGGCACATATGATATAGATGCAAATGATATGAATAATATGACATATATTTGTTATTCTTGTAATTCAGTTAAAAATGCAGTAACTATGAAGCAATATATAGAAGAAAATGAAATACCGTTTAAGAGTAAAGAGTTTATTCTTAAGAAACTAAGTAATCTTAAAGGAAGTAAATCAGAGCCAATACTGGTATTTAAGAAGTAATCCCCCACGATTAAGTTACAAACATATATTTAGGAGAGGAAACTATATGGATGATTTAATTATATATAATATACAGCTTAGTAATGAAAATATTGGTAAGATTTATACCCATGACGCACCATTTTTAAATGAAAAGATAGATATAGACAGCGAATGGGAATTTTATAACATAACTACAGTTGTTTCGTTACTAGAAGAAGATTTTCACAAAGAACAAGTGTATTGTAATGGTATTGAGGTTATTAACTTTCCTATAGAAGATTATGAAATTCCAGCAGATGATAAAGCATTTGCAGAACTTGTTACTAAATTAGTTGATAAAATTAACAAAGGTGAGAACATTTCCATTCATTGTTATATGGGACACGGAAGGACCGGAGTTCTTGCTGCTATTTTATATGCTATAATTGAAGGTGTTTCTGGGGACAAATCCATAGAAAAAATAAGAGATAACAAAGTTAATTATGTAGAATCAGAAAATCAACGAGAATATGTTAATTCTTTTGTTGATAAATGGAATAATAATGAATACATTTTTAACAGAGAGAATACTTGAATTATCTGGAATACCGTTAAACGAATCACAGCTTATTGATACTGGTAAAAAAGTATTTGATTCTGGTAAGGTATATTTCCAGCCGGATATTAGCAAAGAAAGTTTTATTCATTTCACATCTGAAAATAATGTCAAAAAGATAATTGGTAATAAAAGACTTAGAAGAAATAAAGATTCTTTGTTTGAATCTCATTTTGCTGTGTCTACTTTATATGGTGATTTTATTGAAGTGGTCCAGAATCCAAAAGTTTTTAAAAGAGATTTTATTGGTGAAACACAAGCTATCTTATTTAAAACTAAACAATTACCTGAGCGTGGATATATAGAAGAAGTTTCTTTTGGAGATAGAATTGTCTATTTAACAGATGTTAAAAGAATTACTCTTGAAGAAGCAATGAACTTAATTAAAAAATCACCTATTAAAATAAGTGAAGATGATGTTGTAATTTACAAGAAAGAATTAGTGGAGAAATTTTGATACTTACAAAAAGAATACTTGAGCTCTCTGGAATAAAGCTAAACGAATCATTCAATAATTATCAATATATTTTACCAGAAAATAGGCAACAAGCTTTGTTTGATTTTTATCTTGCTACTGTCTATTATAGAATGGACACTAAAATAAAAGATGAGGTTATTGATTTTACAGTTGAAGAAGTATTATCAGACTTATTTGAACAAGTTAAACAAGACTTATTACCAGTAGTTGAGGAAGCAATTTATTCAGAAATGGTCTATATTATATTTAATTTAGATTTAGAAGATGCATATAAAATATTTGAAAAAAACAAGATGGGAGATTTCTTTTTTAAATATATTGATAGTATTGTTGGCGACTCATCTATAAAAGAAGAAACTGCTTATGACACAATGAAAAAGTATAGTGATTATGTTGAAAAGATGAATAATTATGTAGAGCAGTTAAATAAAAGTAATAAATCACTACCTTCTAAAAAAAGAATACAAGCAGTAAAAGACACCGGTTATTCTTCAGAAAAAGTAATTAGTTTTATGAAAAAGCTCTTCACATATAATACTACAGCTGGAAGAACTTTTGGTGGAGAAGCTTGGGTCCAAATTTGTGATGGTTGGTTTGATTTAAAGAATTCAAGCGGTAACAAGGGAAAAAACGGAAAAATTGCAGCTATTGACCATATATATGACTTACAACACAATAGTGGCTCTGTGCTTGATAAATCAGAAAAATTTGAAGTTGATGGTAGCCATGATTGGATAGAAAGTTCACTTGATTTTAAAAAACATAATACTAACATTTGGAAGCTATGGGATAAATGTAGTCCTGGATTTAAATCTTTTATGGCCAAAGTTATGAAATATTCTACAGGAACTAGTTACGAAAGGGATAAAGATAAGACATTAGCTTGGTAAAATTTACAGGAGATTTTATGACTATAAAACAAGCCAGAGAAAACATTGGTTTATTATCTGTAAAAGAATTAGAGCAGTTTATTCATCGTTGCAATCAACCAATAAGTAAAGAAATAAAAAACAAATTCATGAGAACCAAGTTAAATAAAATGATAAACGAGGATAAACTTTTTTTTGAGCAAGAGTTAATAAGAAGAAAAAACAAGACTTTATAAAGATAATTGTATGCATAAAAGATTAAAAGACGTATCTGAACTAGTAAAACATATTATAGCAATAGAAGTTGTTGTGGTTATAGGTTATTGTACTATTATGGGATTAAATATTCAAAAAGAATTCTGGGCTCTCTCTGGTTCAATTCTAACATATATATTTATGTCATATACACCTGGAATAAACAATATTGTATCTAAAAGTAATATTGGTGGAGTTTTTAAGGGGATTATAGCAATTGGACTTATTGGAGTTATAAGTTATTGTACAATAAAGAATATTGAAATTGGTAAAGAGTTGTGGGGAATAATTGGTGGAGTAATTACCTTTATTTTCAATTCCAAGAATAAGGAATAAAAATGAAACTAAGCACTATTTTAGAAGAAATATCAGATAATAGAAAGCCGTGGGAATTATCTAGAGAAGAATTTAGGAAAAAATATTCTAAGGAATGGCGGAATTTTATAAAACCAGTTGCTAAGAAAATAAGAGATAAATCAAGTGGAAATACTCCACAGAAAATAGTTGATTTTTATATTAATAAATATAAGATTTCAAAGCCAGTTACTATTGAATATGGTCAAAATTTTACTGATAACGCAGAAGCTGAAACAGTGGCAATGGGTTCTGGTGCAGATATTAATTCTTATATTATTAAGGTTCCATATGCTGAAAACAATAACTTATCAGATGAAGACGTTTTTACTCTTAGACATGAAATAGAACATATTCTTGATATGGAAAAAGGATTTAAATCTACTCAAAAGAAACAACAATATTCTCAAGAGGGGCTTGGTGACGATAAAATTAAAATAGGGTTACCGGGACATCATAAAGAATATGCTCAGTTTGAAACGGATTATTTACACGACCAATTATCAAAAGATAGTTCACTTAGGAGTAGTTTTGAACAAAATACTATTTGAAAGAATATTAGATTTAGCTGGTCAATCAAATTCTTTTAGTTCAGTTGATAATATTATGAATAAATGGAAAGGTATTGTTAAAACTTTGTATTTATATGAAAATGAAGAAAATATAACTTTAAGCAGTATTATTATACCTAAAGAAAAGAGAAAAGAAGGTTTAGGAACAGAAATATTAAACGATATTATTGGATATGCTGATAAAGTACAAAAGAGGGTATTGCTTTCAGTTGGCCAAAAAGATGAACTTAATGGTACGACATCAAGAAGTAGGCTTGTGAATTTTTATAAACGTTTTGGGTTTATTGAGAATAAGGGTAGGAATAAAGATTTTGAAATTTCAGCAGGAATGTATCGTAACCCACAGGAGATAAAGTGAATAAACAATTATTTGAAAGAATATTAGATTTAGCTGGTCAATTAAATGAAAGCAATAATGCAGAGATAAATAGTTTTGAAATTAATTTCGATGAAACAGATATATATGGCGATGAAATACGTAAAATATTTGAGATGTTTTATGAGTTAGAATATAAATATAATACTATTACTTCACCTCATTTTGGATTTAATGGTAATCCAGTAAGGAAAGAAAATATCATCAAAATATATGAAAATAAAGCGAGAGAAGTTAATTCGTTTCTGGCAAAAACTTTTATGATAGTTTTTGAAGAATGGTTGGAAAAACATGCTTTACTAAGTGCAGAGACCTGGGCGAGAGCAAGAGTTCAAGAGACAATGGACTTTGGTTCAATAGAAGAATCTATTGGTGCAATGGTAGGTGAATATAAGAGATATAGCGGTATGCAAGTTGAAGCAAATGAAGCATTTAGAAGAATGATTCGCTTAATAACTAGTAATATAAATAACTATCCAGAATTTAAAGATTTCCTTGAAATATTTATTGAAGACAGAAAAGATATGTACAGAAATGACTTAACTAATTTAAAAGAGTTTAATGAAAATAATAGCAAAAATTTTAAAACAATAAAAAAAGCAGAAGAATGGATAGATAATTTAACTATCGATGATTTTGATGCAGAAGATTTACTTTATATTGATTCTATACAAGATTTGGTAAATTATTTTGAAAACTATAATAGCTATGAAGAAGTTTTAGTAGAAATGTATGAGAAAATTGTTTTTCCTCTTTGGTTAGATTACTGGTCCGGTCAAGGAATAGAAGAAACCAGAGAAAAAGTAGAAGAACAATTTGAAAGTTTAAAGAAATTAGAATCATTACCAATTAAACAGCAATTTGTTGTTGTTAATCTTGCTACTAATGCTGTTCATCAAACAGGTAGTATGATGGATTATTATGAGCAAAGATACGGAATAGAAAAAAGAGATTTAGATAATCTTTCAAATCAAGATGTGTCAGAATGGCAATTAGAATTAAAGGAAATAGGTGTTGTTTTCCCTGATTCTGTTAAAAAACCAGTCAAAAAAAATAAAAGAATGCTAGAATTAGCTGGCGTTTAATTTTTTTTCTTTAAAAAAATACTATTTTATGTTATAATATCATCATAGGACATATAACTTCTTACATGATAAACATGTAAAATAAACAAGTTTTATGAGAGAATAATGAGTATTTTTAATAACGAAAATAAAAGAAAGAAGATTAAAGAACTAGACAAAGAAGTAATTGATATGCAATGTGAAGTTGAAAAACTAAAATTGCAGCGAGATACGATTAAACAGCAAGTAGAGCTAGAAAAAGAAAAACAAGAACATACTTTCAGACTCAAAGAACAAAAATTTGAAGCTGATAAAATTAACTGGCAAGCTGATATGAAAGCTCTTGAGAATAGACTTAGAACAGAAAGTGAAACCAAGCTTACTGAAGCTATTTCTCTTGGTAAACTTGATAAAGAACAAGAACTTGCTAAACAGAGATATGAATATGATAAAAAAATTCAAGACATACAATCAAAACATGTTCAAGATTTTTCTCAATTAGAATCTAAACTAGCAAAAGAATATTATGATAAGTTATATGAAGCTATGGAGAGATTTAATCGAGAAGGAACTGTAACAACTAATTTCATGTCAGATTTAGTTAAGAATGTTTTCGATAAAATACCTCCGGCAAGAATGGAAGCTAAATTTATCAGTAAAGACGAGAAATAATGGCTCCTGCTTTCGCTTTAAGTTCTAGAACGTATAACTCTGCTAATGTTAATAACTCAGCAGAGTTATACGACTATAATACTGTTACTACAACAACTGGTGGTACAACTGGTGGTACCACATTAAATCGTGATATTTATGATGGTGCTACTAATATCAGATATTATACCAACTTTATAGTAAATAATCATGATGAGATAGTTGTACCAAAAAAACATCTTGTAGATGAGATAATAGATTCTTTTCATTTAAGTAAATCTGATTTAGAATTAAAAAAACTTAAAGAAAAAGTTAAACAATTTTGTTTATTTAAATAAGAAAAGTTATGGATAATGATAATAATTTTGGTCTAGGAAAAATAACATTTGAAAATTATCCCGAATACATAATGAGATTAGTAAAAGATAAAAAATCTGAATTAGAAATAAAAAAACTTAAAGAAAAAGTTAAACAATTTTCTTTATTTAGGTAAATTAAATATGAATAAAAAACAATCTAAAGCTATTTATGATTATTATAATAAATCCATAAGTATAGTTGATAAACCATGCGATATTGGCGAGGAACATTGGAATGGTCTAGTTTATGACGGTGAACATTGGGTTAAAAAAGAAATTGGGCTTAATATTAATGGGAGAACTTGGGATGGTGAAAATTGGATTGAAACAAATATTTTTAATACTCTTTACTATCCCAGTCCTACTTTGGTAAACCCTATGGTAACTACTGATAATTTGGTGGTTAATAGTTTTGATAAAACTACTACTGATGGTGTTTGTATTTCTCATAATACTATTAATCTACAAGGTAAAGTATTAATGAGTGGTTCAAATGATGGTAATTGGAATTGGACAACTACTGATAATTCATACTGCTTACAAGATAAAATCTCTATGTTGGAATCAAAATTAGAAAGTGTTACAAAACAATTAGAAGAAGGAAACAATCTTACACCAATAGAAAAGTTAAAAAGAAAGGTAAATAATTTCTCATTAGAAAAATAAGAGGCAAAAATGAAAGAATTTATAAATTATCCAGAGATAGTGCAGTTTAGACAAGTATGTGATAGTGTTAGAAAACTAACTCAATATATAGGTAAAGATGAAGAGGGGAAATCAAAATATGACCCAAATATTATTCTTCCTACATTAAAATTTACTGGAACAGTTAAAGCTCATGGAACAAATGCTGCGGTTTGTTTTTATAAAGATGAACATTGGTTTCAATCTAGAGATAATGAAATAACTGTAGCTAAAGATAATGCTGGATTTGCTTTTTTTGCTGAAAGTAATATAATTTCATTTAAAGAAATATATAACCAAGTAAAGCACGAAGAAGATGAAATAGTTGTTTTATTTGGAGAATGGTCTGGTGGTAATATTCAAAAAGGTACCGCTCTCACTGGGTTACCTAAGATGTTCATTTTATTTGATGTTTGCATTGCTAAGTCAAATGCCGATAAAACATTCTTAAGTAATAGCGATTTTGAGTCTATTAATGTTAATAATTCTGCCAATATCTATCACACCAAACAATTTCAGACATATGAACTTGATATTGATTTTAATAGAGCACAGCACTATTTACCAGCTCTTGTTTCATGTACAGAAAGCGTAGAAAATGAATGTCCAATTGGTAAGTTCTTTGGTAGAATAAAAGATACCGATTGTACTACTGGAGAAGGAATTGTTTGGAAACATAAACATGAAAGAGGTGTATTTAGCTTTAAAACTAAAGGGGAGAAACATAGTGGTTCTAAAACACTAAAGATTAAAGTTACTCATGAACCAGAGGTATTGGAGTCGATAGATAAATTCGTTGCATATGCTTTAAACGAAAATAGGTTAAATCAAGCATATAACTTACTAGAAAATAAAGCTGTGGAAAGTACAGGTATTTTTATTAAGTGGGTTATAACTGATATTCTTAAAGAAGAAGTAGATGTACTTATAAAAAATAAATTAGAGCCAAAAATGATAGTTGGACAAGTAAATTCTGAAGCTAGGAAATGGTTCTTTAATAAATTAGATTCAGAGATTTGAAATGCAAGTTGAACAATATTATTCAGATGATTATGCCGGATTAGATTCTGGAAACCTAAAATTCTACTATGGTTACGAAGTAACTGACCCTTCAACAGAAGAATGGTGTTTTCAAGTCAAAAAAAATGGTATAGAAATTTATAAAATAACTACTTCAAAAATTGAAGAATCAATAGATAACAGGCAATTAGATAAGCCACAAGACTATCTAATTGCTGGCATTGGAATTTGGCTCCTTCTCAAATAACTAATAGTATCCCTACGATTAAGTTTTTAGAATTTATTAACAAAAAGCTTTAAATAAATAATTATTTATGTTATAATAAATTAAGAAAGCAGGAGATATTATGGGTTTTGAAATAAATAAAAATAAAATGGAATATAGTTTAATTAAGATTGAAAATGAAGGAGCACCAAAACCATCATATAATTGGATATATTCTACTATATCTTTTAAAGACATAGAGGAACTAAGTGTTTGTCTTAATAATTATGTCTTAAAAGAAAAACAGAGAATAGCGGATGATTTATCTAATAAAAACAAATGTATAATTTATGGCTGTTGTAATGAAAAACATCAGGGAGAATTTATCGGTGATATTTGCAAACCATGTTATGAAATAATTACAACTGGCAAAGCTGAACACAATAGTACAAACTTCATTCACAATCTATATGATGAATATAAATCGCTAAGAGATAATGCTTGGAAAAAGGAACAAAAATGAACAACAACTTAAGAAATTTAATTTATTGGTTAAAAAGATTTGTACTGGATACGATTCTAAGACGTTACCATAATATAGACATTGATATACCAAATAAACTTTATAAAGAGATTGTCGCATATTGTATTGAAAACGAATTAACTATGAATCAATATTTTGAACTAGCACTTAAAAAACATATTAAAAACAAAAAGATGGGTATTAAATGTTAAAGTGTCCAAACTGTAAAAGTGAAAATATAAACCAATATAGAATGCCAACTGGTAAAATATGGTGCACTGATTGTAATTTTACAGTTGATAATAAAGAGGTTTATAATCCATTTATTTGTAATGATACTCCTAGTCCTCTTTCCCCAGAAGAACAAGAAAGAATCTACAATGAATGGAATAAAGAGTGCGATAGATTAAAAAATTTAAGTGCATGTATACAAAATTATTATCCTAAAATGATAGCTGATAATTACATTACAAAAGAAGAAATTAAGAAATCAGTTGTAGATTTCAGAAGTTCATATGTAGAATCAGTTAAAAAACTTCATAAACTAACAATTGACCTTGAAGATTTAACCTATAACCCAAGAAATCCCCTTCCTTTAGGTGGGGGATGAATTGGAGTTTTTTCTTTGAAAAACTTGCAATTTATTAATAAATAGATTATAATTAAATGAGGATATATGAAAATGAAGTTAAAACGAGTAAATGTTGAAGTAAACGAAGAAGAATATCTTGAATTAAAGAAAATATTAATAGATAAAAAAAAGACATTCAGTACTTTTATCAGAGAGCATATAACAAAAGAAGTTAAAAATAGTAAAAAATGAACAAAGCATATAAATTTAGATTATATCCAAGTAAAGAGCAGGAAATATTACTTGCTAAAACATTTGGCTGTACTAGATTTATATGGAATCAAATGTTAAATGAAAGAACTAATTTTTATAATGAAAACAAAAAAGACAAAGAAAAGTTAAGAAATCATAAATATAAAACAGAGAAACAATATAAGTTAGAATTTGATTGGATGAAAGAAATTGATTCAATAAGTTTACAACAATCAAGAATTAATTTAGAAACAGCATATAAAAACTTCTTTCGTAATAAGAAATTTGGTTTTCCTAAATTCAAGAATAAACATAGTTCAAGAAATAGTTTTAGAACAGTTAGTGTTAATAATAATATTAAACTTGAAGAAGGAAAAATAAAGTTACCAAAGTTAGGTTTAGTTAAAATAAAACAACATCGTGAAGTAATTGGTAAAATAAAATCAGTAACAATATCAAAATCGGCAAGTGATAAATATTTTATATCAGTTCTTGTTGAATATAATTTGGAGGTTAAATATCAAAAAGATATTAACAAAGTAGTAGGACTCGACATGAGTTTTGAGAATTTTTATGTATCAAATGAAGGTGAGAAAGCCAATCATCCTCATTGGTACAGAAAATATCAATCAAAACTTAAACGTCAACAACAATCATTAAGTAGAAAACAGAAAGGCAGTAAGAACAGAATCAAACAAAAAAAGAAAGTTGCTATCGTTCATGAAACTATATCAAATAAGAGAAATGACTTTATTGAAAAGACATCAAGAAGTCTAATTAACAGATTTGATTATATAGTTTTAGAAGATATTAACTTACAAAACATGTCTCGCTGTTTGAATTTTGGTAAATCTATTTCTGATTTAGGATTTGGTAAATTCAGAGATAGACTGCAACAAAAAGCAAATGAAACTGGAAAACAAGTTATCAAAATAGATAAATGGTTTCCTAGCTCTCAATTATGTAATTGTTGTGGTTATAAATACTCTGAACTTAAACTCGGTGAAATGAGTTGGACTTGTAAAGATTGCGGGATAACTCATGACCGAGACATAAATGCAGCAATAAATATCAGGAATTATTTCCTAAAAAATACCGTGGGAACCACGGAATTTCAAGCCTATGGAGAGGTAAGCTCTGGTTTAATCAATAACTGGTTAAACGAAACTGACCTCGATGAAGTAGGAATAAAACATAGCCAGCTAAAACAACTGGCTAGAAGCCCTTCCCTTTAGGGGAGGGTAGTTCACAGATGAACTCGTAAATAAGTACGGAGTAGAATTGGACCTGCATTCTTGGCGAGCATTAAAGAAGATTCTTGATAAGGCTGAAAATGTTGAAGACGTAAATAAACATGAAGAAAAGTGGACTACATTTGATGTAGATAACGCTTAAGGAATAAATATGGAATTTGTAGAAGATTTAATACCTGATGAAATGAGAAAGCATTCTGATTTTGGTGGTGAAAGATGTAAAAACGAAATGGAGCAGAAAGAAATAATCCAAGAAAACATGAATGTTAATAATATCGATGACAGATGGAATATGATAGGTGAAGTAGTAAACAAATATGGTACGAAAGATGAGAAATTGGCATGGGCTTTATGCAGAGGAGACGCAGCAGAATGGAAATTAAAGAAATAACTATTGATGATTTTCAATAACTAATGGGGATAAAAAATGAAAATAAAATTACTTAAAGATATTGATTGTATGAGTGGTACAGGATGGATGCCAGAAGATGGTGATTGTTTTGAATGTCCTAATTGTTTTCAGGAAATAGAAATTTATAATAAAGTAAAGATTAAATGCCATCAATGTGGAAAACAATTAAAAATAGAAAAAGGCATTCAACATATGATTCGTATAGTTGAAACCGATACATCTGAGGAGAAATGATGAAAGAAATAACTATTGATGATTTTCAATGCCCGCAATGCGAAGCAGATATGAAAACTGTATATAAAGAAGACAAGTTTTTTCATTGTGGCAGTTGCGGAAATGTATACACGCTTGCACGCTACGATAACAAAGACTTCGATGTTTCATTTTCAATTATACCCAAATTGCCGAGTTTTGAGGATATAATAAAGTCAATGAAAATTGAAGACATTATTTCTAAAAAACAAAGACTCGAATTACATTTATTTTATAATGAATTGAAAAAACTCGGAAACTTTACACAATCTTAAAAGTTGTGTAAAATAAGAGGCAAATATGATTAAATGGAACAGTGTAAAAATTATCCCAAAATATGATGAACATTATTTAGTCTATACTGAAAGCGGTCATATGCATACTATCTTTTATTGGGCAGATACCTGGGATAACTTTATAAAACCTAAACCTAATGGAGAAACTATTACACATTGGGCTAAATTACCACCAGCACCTACATCTGGTAACTATCAGCAAGAAGGAGAAATAAAATGAAACGAAACATAATAATAGGTTACCTACAAGGTTGTGCTTTGGCAGGGTTTTTAAACGTTATAATGAATGCAGCATTACGTATACTTAGCAACAATGAACCTTTAGATAATTTTAGTAGCTGGGCTGCTACAATCATCTCAGTAATACTATCCTACACCATTTCATATAAAATGTGGTTTGAGGAAAAAACAGAGACTAAAGAACCAAAACCTGAAGATAATACTAAAGATAACACTCCAGTTTATTTTGGTGGATGGTACTTTTGTCCAAAATGTAAGAGCATTATTACAAACGGTCACAGTTGCAAAAAATGTGATGAGAAAGAAAATATACTTATGGAAGTAGACAATATACTATATCCGTCTTGCAGTACTTGTATCCATGCAATAACTGATATTAATAATTTAGAGATATGTGCTAAGTGTAGTAAACCTGGCAATACTTATACTGAATACAAAAGGAAATAACGAATGACGCAAGATGAGTGGAAAGCCATATTAGAAAATCCGATTAACATTTGCCCAAAATGCAATGCTAATATGGATAATGGTGTTACAACATATAGAGATGGTGGAACTAGAGCATGTAATAATTGTAATCATGTTTGGCATAGATGTCACATTCATAAAGATAATATTCATATTCCAGGGCAATATGTTCATCATGAATGTTCATGTAAAAATATAACAGAGGAAAAGGAAATAACAGATGGGCATAACATTAGAAGTAATTAAAGAGGCTATTGAAATAATCAGCAAAAATCCCAATGATGTTGATACTATGATAGAGCAATATTCCATAATACAGAAGTATGCTAAAGAAGCAAAAACTAGTCTGATTTTTACCAAAAAACAAATAACAGATAAAACACAAGATAATAAGAAGGAAAAACCATTAACATTTAAGTTCAAGAAAGGAAATAAGATTCCATATGGCCAAGACTTTAGGTTTAATAAAGGAATTCCTCACGGTATTAAATTTGTAGTAACACCTGCATCTACTGAAATGATAAATTTAACTGGCGAAGGGTATGGTAAAACTGGAAATTATGGAAATGGAAGTTTACATGTTTTGTTAAAAGACTTTCCTGAAGAATATGTAAAATTAATACATGAAGAAAACTTCACATATACTTATGGTCCATTTTAATTAAGGAAACCGTTATGATATTAAGAAAACAATTTGAAAAAGAAACTGGATTTGAAATAGATTACGATAATGGCACACCAGAGACGTTACACAATGGTATGCTAGTCTCAACTAATTCAGCATCATATTTTATTGAACTAGCAAAATGGTTGGAAAATAGAGATAAAATTAGAGAACTAGAATATAAAAAAGCTATTGAATTACTTGATGGAGCTCTTCCAATTATTGAAATATATAAACCAGAAGGTAATTATTCAATCGAATGGAAGTATAACTGGGTTACAGATGCAAGAATGTTGGTAAATCATTTTCATACCAAAAACGATGGAATACAATCTGATGGCAGCATTGTAAAAGATGGTGTTGTAGTTGACCATATAAGAGGTTGAAGATGAATTGTAAAAGTATAACTATTAAAACATTAAACGAAAAATATGCCACTCTTGTCTGTGATAATGTAAATTTATATAACACGAAAGAAGATGTCGAGACATCATTTCAATTATTAGATTATCTAGGCTACTTATATATTCCTAAAGATATGGCACACAAAATAAATGGGTATTTAAGTGAAGCAGATGATAAAATTTGTATCCAAAATCATTTAAGTGAATATTATAAAACTAAGGTAGTAGAAGTAACAGATAAAACAACTAAAATAATATTTGTAAATTATCATATAGGTTATTTATGTATGTGTGACATCGAAAACGAAAAATATCTAGTTGAAGGAAATGTTTTAATAAAAAAGGATAACTTATGAAGATATTAAAGTGTGATTCGTGTGGCTATATACAACCATTCACAAAATACAAATGTAAATGTTGTGCTGACGGATATAATCTTCGTGAAATTACTGTTAAAGATTTGTTGATTGAATATAAAAAACTATTCTTTGAATATGAGAAAGCAAAAATACGAGCAAGTTGTTATAAAGACATAGTGGATGGAAGATGAATTGTAAAAACATATACTGCAAATATACAAAGCCTAAGAAGTGCCCAATATCTGTAACTGAATGGTACATTTATAAAGATTATTGCTGGGGATTTGCTACAACAATAGATGAAAGACAACCATGGGATGAGAATAAATGTCCTTGTGAGTTTTTTAGTTTAAATACAAATAAGGAGAAAACAAAATGATAACAAAAGAAGAATACCAAAATGCGGTATCAAATAGGGATGCTGCCCAAGAAATAATTAATAATTATACTAAACAGAAGTTAGAACTTTTTGAAGAAAGGCTAAAAACAAATCCAATATTCAAGGATACCGAATTGTTTTACAGCAGAAGTTCTCGGTGTCCTTGTGGTGCAGGACTAGCATATCCTAAAGAATGTTCGCCATTACATTATTGGGACTGCTCTGCTATATTGTTAGGAAAAGCAGATAAACATGTCAAACATACTGCACAGTTGCCTTTTTCAATGTACGATATAAAGGGTGAGCGTGAAAATGAATCAACAAGACCTTAAGCCAGGATGCAAAGTCAATCTAGACCATCTGAATAAAACATCAAAGAGTACGATTAAAACAATGAAAGCCTCTCAGCAAGCACCTGCACCTAAAATAGAAAAAGTGATTGCACAGATGAAGGCATGTAACAAAGTAAAAGAGATGCATGAAATAATCTGGAAAGTCTATAAAAAGGAGAATAACAAATGAGTAATATAATATGTCCATTTTGTGGACAAGAAGATTTTGACCTTATAGGTTTAAAAGACCACTTTAGAAAAGGTTATTGTGATATTTATAATAATACTATATCGCCACAAGAAGAATCCATTATTGGTAAAACTGGATTAAATACCATACAACAATTAGAAGTTGAGGGTGCTGATAAAATACTTGACCCCAATTCTCCATTTTTTGAAGAATCAATAAGGCTAACAATAGATGCAATTAAGCCAGAGCCCTATGTTAAGAAAAGTTACTATAAAGGAATTCTAATATGAAAACATTATTTAGTTGGTTTATGTTAAGTGTAAGTTCAGTATTACTTAGTTCATGGTTTAAACCAAGTACATTTGTTGATTATTGCGTAATGGTAGCAGTACTTACAGTTGTATTTAATTCAGGTAGATTGATGGAGAAGGATATTAATGAAAAAAGAATTAACTGAGAAAGAAATTAAAGACCTTATTAAAATTCCTGCAACTCATTGCTCTTGGTGCGATTTTCAGTATGCTGGATGTCCCGAATCTGGAAATGAAAATATAGATATTACTAATTGCAAATCATTTAAAAAGCATGATAAAGAATTTATAATTTGTGCAGCAGTAAGAGTTGTAGGTACCGATAAAATATACTATGGACATAGGCATTGTCATTGTATAACAGCTTTACATGGAGAATTATCTTGGGAATTAAGTAGAAAAGAAATACAAAAAATAGATATAGAAGATGGATTTGTAACCAATAAGAATCGCTTTGTTAATAGAAAAGATGCTTTAATTATCGCAGTAGAAAATAAGCAAATCCTAGATTTAGGAATAACTGGAAACGGTGAACTTTATAGTGAAGATTTATATTAAACAAGGAGAAAACAGAATGAATAATAATTTAAGAAATTTACTATACTGGTTAAAACGATTTGTATTTGATACAATATTAAAACGATATACAAATATCGATATTCAGGTTTCAGATAAAGACCGTAAGAAGATAATAGAACACTGTATTGAAAATGAATTATCTCTTAGTCAATTTATAGAATGTTCCTTAAAAGCACAGATTAAAAATAAGAAGGAATTGCTAAATGAAAAGTAATATATCACAAAAAATAAACAGTAATGTACGTCTTCTTAGAAAAGAGATAAAAAAAATAGAAGAAGATATATATGAACACAAATCAGTAAATGTATTTGCACTGTTTCAGGAGATAAGGAAAGTAATTCTTAACTTAGAAGATATAGCAAAAGAGGCTAAGAATTATACCAATACTAAAAGGATAACTTCTGCTGATATTGAAAAGGAACTTAAAAGAATTAAGAAACTGTCAAAGGAAGAACAAGCAAAAGAGTCCAGAGAATTCCTTGTAGGTGCCGGAATCGTGACAAAGAAAGGTAATCTCAAGAAACCGTATAAAGCAAAAAAAGGGTAAAATATGTTAGAACAAATTTTAGAATGGTTCCCCGAAGAAGATATATTAAAAGCTGATGATTTTGACGAAGCAATTATAGGTATTGATAAGGAAACAATGCGTCTCATATATTCGGTGTCAAAGTGTATAGAAATATTATCTAATGATATGAGTGAAGAAGAGGCAGTAGAATACTTTGATTTTAATGTTAGAGGTGCATATATGGGTGAAAAAACACCTATTTGGTGTATTGATAATTTGTGAATAAAAACAGTCTTATTTAAAGATAATCTACATGAATAAGAATCTGTTTAATAGAATATTAGAGTTATCTGGATTATATGAAGACTTAGACACAATGAGGGATAAGAGTTATCAAGATATTCCAAGAGAAGAATTTAAAGAAATAGTTTTACTAGACCCAACTGCTACAGCTGAAAGACCGGGTAAATATTTTAAAGATTTAATTAACCTACATAAGAAAGGTAAAATAACTAACTTATATAAAGATGGTTTAAAACACATAATGTCAAAAGCATTAGATGATGTTATTTTATCTAAAAACATATCTTGGCTATTTAATCTTTATGTCAGTGGTAATCTAAAAACAGAAGATTTGTATAAAGCTTCCCTATATTTAGACAAATATAATACTTTTAAAAAAGAAATTGGAAAACCATTAAATAGTTACAGAAATCTACCTCAACTTTTCACCGATGTAGAACAATACTTAGAAAAAGAAAAAGAAGTAGAAGTTTCAGAAAAGAATCAAGCTAAAAAAGAAGCTAAAAAAGTATATGAAGATGACGAATGGCTTGTAGTTATTCCAGAGACACATCGAGCAGCTTGTATATATGGAGCTGGTACACAATGGTGTACAGCTGGAAAAAATGATTATTATTTTAACGATTATAATAGCGAAGGACCACTTTACATATTAATTAATAAACAAGAAAAAGATAAAGAAGGAAGACAAGTAAAATATCAATTTCATTTTCCAAGTCAACAATTTATGGATGTTAAAGATAGACAAATAAATAAAGAATCCCTTTTTAATGATTTAAATGATTCAATAAAACAATTTTTTATAGATGTTAATTTTAGTAAGTTAAAAAACTTTGATAAAGAAACTAATACTATAACTTTTGAAGCAGATTTTGATACACTAGTAGATGGTTTCGATAGAGAATATCGTAGCTTTGCTGAAAATGTTCTAACGGGAAATACATCTGGATATTTTGAGATGGAATCAGAAAATGTAAAAGACATTCTTAAATATCTTGAAATTGATGAAGAAAATAAAAATAATATAGAGAGCTATTTGGATAAAAACTATCCAGAATGGCGAGCTCAAAATGAAGACTTAGAAGATTTTATTAATACTTCTTCATATGCTAATGATGTTATAGATGCTATTGTTTCTGCTAATCGAAGAGCAAGAGAACATGCTGCCGAATCAGAAGCTTATAATGATATAATAAATTCTATAGAAGATTATTTTGGACCGTTTAAGTTTATAGATGATGGAGTAAGGTTAAACATAGATGTAAGTAATAACTATAATCTATTTTTTGCTCCTTTTATTGATTTAGGTGAATATTGGAGTGCATTAGATGATAGACCTCTTAATTATTCTGAACCCTATAATGGTTATGACGGTAGTATAGATGATAGTGACTTTAATGAAGCACTTGCAGAAACTATTAATGAACTTCCGGCAGTAAAAAGAGGTGTAAATCACCCAGACCAATTAAGATTTGACGGAATGGAATCAGAAAGAATATTATTCTTAGCTGGAGTTAAAAAACTCGTATGAATAAAAAATTAATTAATAGAATATTAGAGTTATCTGGGTTAGTTGAAGATAAAGACACTACTAATGATGAATATTATACCGCAATAGAACAATATTATAGTCCAAGGTTGTTAGACATAATTAAGTCTGGCGAATCTATGGCCAAACGTATGACTGGAAGCGGTTCTTTAATAACAAAAATAAGTGATAATGATAATGTGATGGTTAGATGGGTAGAAGGAAATAATACTCTAGTTATATTGGGTTTAGTTAGTAAAATAGGAAAGATTTTCAAAAGTGATTTACCAGATATTTCAAAGTGGTCAGACTATTTGATAAAAAAGATTGAAAAAGGATTTACTATCTATACTAGTCCAAATGATTTGTCTATGCCTATTCTCAATAAGATATTAAAAAAAGCTGATAAAATGGGTATTCCTATTGAGAAAAATGTAATGTCTGGCTCATTTTCTGATTCTGGACAAACATGGACCACTCTACAAATCAAAATTAATTCTTAAGAAAATTCAATTTTTATGTTATAATAATATAAGGAACTATAATGAAACTTATCTTAGATACTAAAGCATCAATAGCTAATTATATTTTAACTACAATTCCATATAAAAATGATTTAGATAGAAAGAAATTTAAAAAATCCTATACAACTTTTGTAAAAGATGATGAATGGAAATGGAATCATATTTCACTATTTGAAGCTGATATTAAAAGACTTAAAGAGATATTGGAAGATGTTAAGAAAGAAGAAGATGTGATAATCTATAAAGGCCTCACTAGATGACTTTATATAAAATTATTGGTAATTTTGACATTTTATTTCAAAATACTGAAAAAGAAAGATATAATGAAAATATTATAATAGATGTAATTAACTTCATAGAATTCAATGGTTATTCAGTAGATGAATGTATTTTAATAGACAAAGGATTTCGTGAAATAAACGGTTCGTTATATCAATTTAAGACGTATAATTACGAGCTTGGGAGCCTAGAGAGAGACTTAACGATAGAAAACGCAAAAGATATCGCACTTCTATTAAATAAGGCCTTAGAAGGCTCCAAATACATTATAAATGCAACAAAAGTAAAATATAAACAAATTAGCTAGAGAAAAACCAATAGTCTTTAAAGATAATTTTTATGACTTGCATAATAGGCTTTTTAGACAAAAAGAACAGGAAAATGTATATTGGTGGAGACACGGCTTTAACTATTCCAGAAGACGGCGGAAAAACAAAAATAAAAGGATTTAAGGTGTTTAAAAAGGGAGAATTCTTACTTGGAATAAGTGGTTCATTATCTATTTTAAATATTATAAAGTATCGTTTTTTACCCCCAGTTTTAGATAATAAGCATAAAATAGATAATTATCTAAATGTTATTTTTTTTGATTATGTAAAATCGTTATTATTAGATAATATTGGTACAGATTCTGGTACTGTAACGGTTTTATATAAAGGAAGACTTTTAAGATTTGAAGTAATTAACGGTATAGATTTCTTTATAGAGGAAAGTGATGGCGTTTTATCTGTAAGCGGAGCAACTGATATAGCAATTGGAGTGATGGAACTTGGATTAAAATATAAAATTCCAATTAAAAAGCTAATAAGAGAGTCAATTATCATTTCTTCACATAATAATGCCTTTGTAAATGAAAAAATAAAGATAATTGAGATGAAATTCTAATTGTTCCGCTACGATTAAGTTATAAGAAGATAATTGGTATAAGGAGACTAAAATGATACTAGAAGATAACAAAACTTATTTATACCACAAATTAATGATTGCCATTGAAGCAAATGAGATTAAAGGCATTGTAAATGTAAAAAAAGAGGATACAAAGCAAAATCAAGAAGTTAGCCTGCAAGCACAGCTGGAAGGACTAAAATATAGAAAGGGATGTTTAATTTACATGGATAATGAAAATTATGATGTCCATACGTGCTATGTATCTCCGTGTGCTGACTTATATATCTCACAATATGAAAGATATTCTAGGTTTATTGTAAATAGTAAAGTTAGAATAATTAACATTCAAAATAAAATTAAGAAGTTCATTGATTTTTTTAAGTTTAATTAAAATTTTCTTTTAGAAAAAACTGTATTTTTATGTTATAATAAACCAGAGGATTTAATGTTTAATAGACACGAAGAACTTGTAAAAGAAGGTTATTTAGTAAAATCTACTTTAGATAATCTAGTTTTATATAATTATACAGATAAGTGTACTTTTGATAATTTTTGGATTCCAGAAACTCTAAACTCTAGAGGAACAATATATGATAATAACACTGGAAAAGTTGTTTCATGGGCTTTCCCTAAATTTTTCAATATAAATCAAAGATTTGAATCTGAAATAAAAAACCTACCAAATTGTGATTTTAATGCCTATGAAAAAGTTGATGGAAGCTTTGGCACTCAATTCATTCATAATAATCAATTTATGGTTGCAACCAGAGGTTCTTTTTATTCTGAACAAGCCGTTGAAGCAACTAAAATGCTAAACGAAGTTAACCCAGAATATTTAAAGATTTTAACTGAAAAAAACATAAATCTAGTATTTGAAATAGTTTATCCTGAAAATAAAATAATAATAGATTACGGAACTAAAAGAGAATTAGTTATTTTAGGTGGATTTTATATAGACACCGGTAAAGAAATAGAAGATGAATTATTAAAAGAAATAGCTTCTTTATTTAAAATGAGACAGCCTAAATATTATGATTCTAAAGATATTAATTTCTTTGTAAAAGCTTCTGAAAGTATTCCATCAAATGAAGAAGGGTGGGTATTAAGATTTAATAATGGATTTAGAGTAAAAGTTAAAGGTAAAGAATATATGGAATTGGCTAAATTTAAATTCTATATGTCTCCAATATCAGTTTGGGAAGCAATGAGGGATGGTAAGATAGGAGATAGATTACTATTATGTCCAGATGAATTCCAAGAAGAACTGAAATTATTATATAAAACCTTAAAAAATCAGTTTTATGAAATACTTACTTTTTTTAATATTATTCCTGTCATTAGAGAATGTTATTATTGTGATTTAAATGATAAGAAAGAAACAGCTATTAGAATAAATAAGTTAACCAAAATAATTAGAGGATATTGTTTTGCTGTGTTATCTAAAAATTTTACATCTATAGAAAAAATTATATATGAATTAATTAGACCAGATTCAAATAAATTAGTAGATTTAAAAGAAATAAAAAATAGGATACTAAATGAGAGCGAAGATTAAAATTGGTAAAAAAACATGGATTATCGACAGTGGTAATATGTCTGATGAAAAATCAAAGACATATATTAACAAGGTTATCAATACAGTTATTCTAAAAAAACGCTTTAATTATTTTACTTTTTTTATTTAAAAACAAAACGAGTAAAAAAAACTATTATCAAAGATAATGATGAATATGATAAAACATAAAGTGTTTAGCCAAAATAAACACATCTATTTTTCACTAATAAAAAAATAATATAAAACGGAGAAAATATGATACAAATTTTAACAGAAGAAAATGTGCACCATGAAATAAATAATGGAGCTGTTGCAATAGATTGTTATACAAGTTGGTGTAATCCATGTAAAATGATGGAACCAATTATTGAAAAAATAGCTTCTTCTACAAAAAAAACAAGGTTTTATAAGATTAATGTTGAAGACACACCTGATTTCTCTGATTTATATAATATTACAACTGTCCCAACTGTTTTATTCTTTAAGGAAGGACAATTACTAAAAACAGTTTCTGGTGTAAAAAAATCAGAAGATTTTATTAAAATAATAGATGAGATTTATTAAAAAACTCTTTAATATTTAGCATTTCTATGTTATAATAGGTAATGACATATTATAACAAACAAGAAGAATTAATTGATACTATTATAAAAAATAATATTATTTTTGAAGGATACTGTGGTTCTATTCTTTATGGAACAGATACGCCTCAAAGTGATAAAGATACCGTTGGTGTATACATGCTACCAAAACAAGTTTTATATGGTATGCAAAACATAGAAGAGATAGACCATAGTACAAATAAGACATCTTCAAAAAACACCGCTTCAGATGAAGATATTAAATATTATTCTATTAAGAAATTCTTTGAAATAGCAATAAAAAATGGACCAAACGCAATAGAAATGCTTTTTACTCCAGGTTTAACCACTAAATGGAGCACTGACATCTGGGAAAATATTCGTAATAATAAAGATTTGTTTGTTTCTCAAATAGTTTTTAAAAGCATGTTCGGTTATGCCTATAGTCAAAAGAGTTTAGCTAGAACAAAAAGAGATAGATATCTATCTATTGAAAAAGGTGTAGAATATTTAAAAAATATATCTAATCAGGGATTCATCAAGCTAGATGATAATATCATCAATGAGCTAACATTAAAAACTTCTAGCTATGTTAATAAATCAGGTAGACAGCGTGAATATCTAGCTGGCCAACCAATAGAACAAATATTAACAAGTATGGAAGAAGAATTAAATCGTTATGGACACCGAGCTAAAGAAGCAATGAGTAATCAGGATATTGAATTAAGATATGATTGGAAATTTGCTAGCCATTCTATACGGCTACTTATTCAATGTATTGAACTTGCTGAAACAGGTAATATAATTTTTCCACTAAGGGAAGCTGATTTAATTAAAGATATAAAGTTTGGTAAATATGGTGTTACAGAAATAGAAGAAATGTTTACCATGTTAGATAATAAATTTAATTTTATTAAACATAAAAGTTTCTTACAAAAAACACCAGATTATCATAAAATTAATAAATTACTTATTGATATTACAGATAATTATTTGAAGGAAACTTATGGATAATATAACATTTGATTTAGAAACTTTAGGTATTTCACACAATGCTCCAATCGTTCAAATAGGAGCGGTTAAGTTTAAAGATGATGGCACCATAACAGATAAGTTTATTAGAAATATAAAAATTACTTCACTTAAGAAATATAATTTTAATATAGATTATGATACTATACAATGGTGGTTTGAACAAGAAGATAAAGCAATTAAAAGTGTTTTTTGTGTAGAAGATGCAATTGATTTACGATTAGCTCTTCTTAATTTTAATGAATGGCTTGGTAAGCCAAGCGAATATATATACTGGAGTCATAAAGATTTTGACCCTCCCATCTTAAATAATAATTTAAAAGCAGTTGGATTTAATTCAGTTATCCCATATAAATTACAAAAAGATATTAGAACTATAACACATTTTGTAAATGTATCTGAAATTAAACATGATGGTATTGCTCATAATGCTTTAGATGATTGCATATTTCAAGCTGCTTATATATCAAAAGCAATTAGGACCATAAATGAAGCTCTTACTAACAAGCGACCTACATTATAATAAAAATAACCATTCAATCTTAGAAAGCTTTTTTTTTAAAATTAAAGAAGAAAATCCAGATATTATCATTATTGCTGGAGATATTATATCAAGTAATCAATACGAATGGGAAAAAGTATTTGGACTATTGAGATATATCATAGAAAAAATACCAGTATTTATAATAAAGGGAAATCATGACTTTTGGAATGAAAGTGAATCATTAAAAATAATTACCTATAGCCAATTAGAGTTATATCAATCAATTATTTTAAATAAGTATAATATTCATTATTTACAAGAAAAGGCTTATGAAGACGAAACTATAAAAATACAAGGATTTAATGGTTGGTATAAATATATTCCATATAGTAATGATTCTAATTACTTAATTAATAAATATGATAAAGATTGTCATAAGTTTTTTATGAAAATTTCCAATGATAACTTTTATAATGTCTTAGACGGTGTATCTAAAAAAAAGATTAATATTCTAGTAACACATTTTAATTGTATATCACAATTTGATGATGAAAGTAATTATAAAATGCATGGCGATTTTTCCTATATGGATTTTATTAAAGATAATTTCGATTATCTTATTTTTGGACATACTCATAAAGAATTAGATATTATGGTTGATAAGTGTCATGTTTTAAACCCTGGCTCAGATTATAACAACCCAAAATATAAAATCATAGGAATATAGGATGAAATTAATTTATTTAGCTGGTAAGTATTCTGGTAATAGTTATGCTGAAGTGGAAAATAATATACAATATGCTGAATCTGTGATGATTAAATTACTTCTTGCTGGTTGGAATGTGTTTTCTCCACATAAAAATACTAGCCACTTAGATAGATTTAAAGATTCTATTAAAGAATTTACATATGATTTCTTTATGAAAAGATGTTTTGATATGATAGATAGATGTGATGCTATATGTTTTCTTGAAAACTGGGAGTCATCTCCCGGCTCAAAAGAGGAACTAGAATACGCTAAAAAGAAGAATATGACTATTTTCTTCATAAAAGAAGGAATTCCAACAATAAACTAATAAAAAACTTACTTAAACAAAGATAATTGTATGTCAAAAATAAATGAAATAGAAAGAATAGCTTTTCTATCTGGCGTTAATTATACTATAGAGAAAAAACAAGTTTTTATTAAAAAAGAATTACCAAAAGTAAAGCTTATTGAGACAGTTGAATACAAAGATAAAATAAAAAAAGTAATACCAACTCTCATAGATGACTCAGATAAAGATAGCCAGATTGTAGAAAAAGATGGAAATGATGCAATTGGAGAAATAACTCTAATTATTACAAAAGATTCTATTTCAGAAACTAAATATAATGCTCAAGAAATTGCCTATGAAATTAAAGAAAACAAACAATTCTATAAAGATATGATTGATATTAAAGAAATATCTTTTGGTAAAGATGTTAAAATAAATGAATTATTTGTTGGAATAGAAAATGATAATGTAATTATTAAAGTATATTATTATACAACGGTAGAAGATAAAAAAGAAAAAAGTGAATTAGGCGAATATCTTAAAAAACTTTAGGAATAAATCATGAAGCTATCCGAACTACTTGAATCAGTAAACGATAAAACTTTAGAAAATGCTACAGAAATAGTTAGAAAACTTCAAGATGCTGGTTATAAAGACAGTTATTTTGTTGGTGGCTATGTAAGAGATAAATTATTGGGATTAGATAAAGCTAAAGATATTGATATCGCTACTTCTGCTAAACCAGAAGAAATTAAAAAAGTTATAAAAGAATTTATACCACAAGCAAAGTTCATAGAAGTAGGTGAAGCGTTCAATATTGTTATGGTTATAATTGATAGCGAACAATACGAAATTGCAAGTTTTCGCTCTGATAACTATAGAATACCCAAATTTGTAAGAAAAATAAAATGATTATATACTATTTGAAAAATAAAATAAATAATAAATATTATGTTGGAAGAACAACTCAGACTCTTAAGAATAGAATAGGGGCTCATTTTATAAAAGCTAAAAAAAAAAGATATAAAATAGAAAAAGCAATTTTTAAATATGGTATAAATAATTTTGAATATGGTATATTATGTATATGTAATGATAATTTTTCTATATTCTTTGCTGAAAGATTTTATATAAAAAAATATAATTCTCTTCTAAAGGGATATAATTGTACGGAAGGAGGTGTAGGAGGAGCATTCTCTAAAGAATCTAGGGATAAAATAAGTAAGTCCAATAAAGGCAAGAAAGCTTGGAACAAAGGACTAACAGCAAGTACAGATGAAAGGGTTAAGAAGTATTCTGAAAAAAGAAAAAATAAAAAATTAAGTAATGAATCTAAGCTTAAAATGTCTATTGCTTCTAAAATACGAGCAAATAAGCCAGAAAATATTATTAAATTTAAAGAAAATAATCCTTCTAAAAACAGAGAAAGCGTTGAGAAGGGTAGAAAAACAATTATTGAAAATAAGTTATTAGCTGGAAAAAATAATCCCAGATATAAAGAAGTAGATATAGAAAAATTAAAAAAACTTTACTATAATGATGTTAGACTTATAGAAATACAAAAAGAATTAGGTATTTCTGAAACAACTTTAACTAAAAGAATAAAAGACAACAACTTAAGTAGAAAGAAAAGATATTTAAATAGAAAACTAGACCTGAATGGTAAAAATAATCCAAGATGGAATAATGAAATAGATGAAAAGCAAATTACCAATCTATTTGCAAAAGGTCTATCTGTTAGTAAGATATCTAAAATTTTAGATATATCGCAATCAACTTTACGGAGAAGGATAAAAATTTTAGGATTAAAAAATGAATAAAATAGAAACATATGATAAAAATAATCCAGAACATAATGATAAAACTAAATACGAAGTTGTAGAGTGGGAAGATGATTTTACAGGCAGAAAACCAAATGAAGTATTTTTTACTAATTCAGAAGAAGATGCTAAACGAAGAGATTTTACTGTAAATGCTTTATTCTTTGACCCAATCACTGGTGAACATATTGATTACGTTGGTGGTAAGAAAGATTTAGAAGAAAAGATATTGAGGGCAATTGGTGAGCCAGCTGAACGTTTTAACGAAGATTATTTGCGGATGATAAGAGCCGTAAGATTCTCTGCACAGAAAGGTTTTAAGATTGAGGAAAAAACCTATGAGGCTATAAAACAAGCAGCTGGAAATATTAATAAGATTTCTAAAGAAAGAATTAAAGATGAAATGGAAAAAATCCTTTCTTCTAGCAATCCTGGCGATGCTTTAGAAGTATTAGCAGATACTGGATTACTACAAGAATTGTTTCCAGAAGTTGCTGAGTTAGTAGGTGTAGACCAGAATCCAAAACATCATCCTGAAGGAAATTCTTTTATACATGTTAAAAATGCCTTAAATTCTTCTGAAAATGATTTAGTTCTTAGATGGTCACTTCTTTTACACGATATAGGTAAAAAAGAAACTACCAGAATAAATCCTAAAACAAATGCTTTATTCTCTCCTGGACATGAAGCAGTTTCTACTAAAAAAGCAGAAGCTATTTTAAATAAATATAAGTTCGACTCTAAAATGAAAAAAGATATACTTTGGTTAATTGAAAATCATGGTAAGTTTATGTCATGGGATAACATGGGTGATTATAAGAAAAAAATAATTGCTTCACATCCTTTATTTCCAATGCTCATAAAACACTATGAAGCAGACAGAAAATCATCAATGAACGATGAAATAACGGCCAGTGTAATAGAAAAGATGAAAAACTATAATAAATATCTTGATGATTTTAAAACAGATTCTGATAAATTTCAACAGATGAATAAGTTTAACATTATAACTGGTGATGATTTAAAACAAGCTCCTTTTAATTTTAAACCTGGTCCTATTATGAAAGAAATTCTTGATGATGTAAAAGAGAAATATATAACTGGCGTTTTAAAAGATAAAGAAGCAATACTAGAATATCTTAAAAAGAAATACGCCAAAAGAATAAAAGCTAATTCTCCTAATTTTTTTATTTGAAAAAACCAACTATATTAAAGATAATATAGTGAGGATAAAATATGAACTTAAAAGAAACAAATAGGATGCTTGAGCTTGCTGGACAGAAGCCTCTTATAGAAGAAAAGATGACACCGGCAGAAGCT